CTATTCCGAGCGCCTGGCTTCCACATATTGCGACAACAGCGGATCATGGTTGAACCGGTCGGCATGGCTGTCGAGGAAACCCAGCTCCGATGTCGGGTCCTTGTACGTCGAGTGCCTCGCATCGCTGAAACCCGCCAATGCCAATGCGCTCAGCATCTCGGCCCGGGAATAGATGTATCGGTGCCCGTGTTCGTAAAAGGTCGAGTTCACGAGATCGCAGGGGATGATTCCAGCGCTCACACTGGCGCCCAGCCAATCGAGGTCGGGAGTGGCGATACGCAGGGCGCCGCCGGGTTTCAGCACGCGGTGGCACTCCCGCAGCATGATCGCGGCATCCGCCTTGCTGATATGCTCGATGAATTCTTCAGTGAAGATGAGGTCGATCGACGCATCGGCGAAGGGAAGCGTCCGTGCGAGATTCATATAGGTATCGGCGCGCGGGTCGAGGTCGGCCGTGAGCGCCCCTTCGATGATGTTGCCGCCGCCGCCGAGGTTGAGCAGCTTCACGCCCTCTTGCCGCTTCCAGCGCTCCCGATATCCGCGGGTGACGGCGGGGCCGATCACCGGCCAGATCCCCGGCACCTTCGTCGCGGCGAACCGCGCCAGCGCGTGCACTGTGCCGTAACGCTGGCGATAGCGCGCCAGCTTGCCGAAAAGGCCCGCCGGCGGTGGGGCGGCGAAGACGAAGTCGCTGGGTGCGTTCATGTTGGGCATGCCTAATCGCTGCTCCTTGGGGATGCAATTGTCACTGGCTCAGGGCCGCGCGGTCTTCGGTCAGGTCGGTGCGAACGGCGATCCAGTTCGACTGGATGAAATTGTCCGCCGCGAAGTCGTATTCCGCGAACTCGACCCGGTTGGGAAGCAGCCGACCGATCGCCATTCCTGGTGCGAGCATGTCGTAGAAGTCTTTCAGGAAGGTCCGCGAATAGATCGACATGTAATTATATTCGAACTGGATGACGTCGATGCGTCCTTCCGTGATCATGCGCGCAAAGCCCTGCAGCACCCCCAGGTCGTGCCCTTCGGTATCCACCTTCAGGAAGCGGATGCGGTCGATGCCGAGTTCGCGGCAGAGATCGTCCCCGGTGCGGCGCTCGACCTCGACAGAATTGACCGCGATCGCGGAATCGCCGTCCATGCTCACCAGCGAGGAGAGGTGAGGGTTGTCGGGCGTATAATTGATGGTCACGCTGCCTGCCTCGTTCGACAGGGCGTAGCTCAGCACTTCTGCCGAGGTCCCCTCGAGCGACTTTTTCAGCTTCTCGCGCACCGGGGGAACGGGCTCGAAGGCAAGGAGGCGCGCCTGCGGGAGGTGCGGCACGACCATGGCGCTCCAGTCGCCGATATTCGCGCCGACGTCGAAGATCACGGGTGCTTTCGTCTGGCGGGCGAGGATCGTCCGCAGGACCCATCCCTCGCCATTGGCGCCGAGATCATTCTCGATGTTGCTCCACGCCATGATGTAGCGCCGGCTGAAGCGGTACAGCATGTCGCTAAGGGGAGCCCGGGTGCCGGCGTGCCACGACATCAGGCGCTGGAACGAATCTCTCAACGTGCTTACCCCCTGGGTGGATGGGGGCTCTTAACCGCTCCGGGCCTCATACGACCACTCAGAAAATACCTGACAAGCCCGGTCGCGTCTTTTTTACCGCCGCGGCGTCCCGAGCTTCGCACCGACTGACGATACCGACTGCTGCGTCGTAGCGGTCATTCGCTGTTTCCAGTCGGCCCGTCTGCTCGACAAAGCCCGACTGCCATGGCCGCGAATCGTCATGTCCATCGGGCAGCTTGGCACTTCCGGGCATCGCCGTCGGGGGGACGCCGGCGAGCCAGCTAGTCGGCAACAGGGCCGAGCAGGGCGACGCACTTGCCTGAATGGCGGTATGAGCGCAGCCGGCAAGCAGCGCGATCGGCAGCATCGTTGCTGTTGCCGCCAGGCGCCTGGTTGATCGCATCGGTTCCCTCCTTCACGGTCGTATGGATAGTCTGCTCGGCCGCTTGAGCGTTGCCGAGGGTCTGGACGGCGTCCCGGCCGCTTGCGATCGCGGCGCCCTGCTGGCCAGTCGCGAGGCGCGCTTCCACGCTGGCCGTGCGCGCGCTGTTGCACGATCGCAGCGCGAACAAGCCGGCCAGCAAGGCGATCAGGATTGCGGCCAACGCGATCCTCGACAATGTCGCCGCCGGGATGTCGGGCATCACGCAACCCCCTTGATCTTCTCGGCGAATTTGAAGCCGTAGACCGTGCCCGCCCAAGCTAGCGACATGCCCGCCGCGGTGATGTCGAACCGGTCGAACAGCCATGGTTGCAGGATCATCGTCCAGGCGACCGTCGCGTTGGTGATCCAATCGAGCGTAGGGCGCGCCAGCCGCACGAAGACCTGGTACCAGGCCCGCTCGCGAATCCAGTGGTCCGGCATGTTGATCGCGCTTGGTTGCAGCGCTTTTGCCGCCTCGGCGCCAGCCTTGATCGTCATCACAACTTGCCTTTCAGCACGGCCCAGAACGCGACGCTGGCCGCCGCCAACCATGCGATCACTGGAGACCGGATGAGCCAACTGCCCAGTCCCATGGCGCCGTCCCGCTTGTTCTTGTCCGCCTCCAGCATCATGATCCGGTCCTCGAGCTCCTTGACCTTCGCGGGCAGGCCGGCGGCGCCGGCCACCCTTTCGGTGAGGCTGTCGATCTTGGCCGACATGGTGTTGAGGTTGTGGATGAGCTCGCGGAGCTGGCCCTTCATCTCGCCGAGCATCATCCCGGTGGTGTCGAGGGGTTCGGTCATACTGGACCTCGGGCGCGGGCGGACGTATTGAGCGGGTATGAGCCTATACGACCTCTTGCTGATGCCGTTGCGCGGCTGGCGCGATACGCTGCGGATGCAGGACCAATTGCGGCGCGACTTCCCGACTGGCGGTCGCTGCCAGATTTGCGGTGAGCACACCGCTCCCGATGAGCGCGAATGCTCATGCTGCGCGCTGGCTGCCCCGCTTTAGCCATCAGCCGACGTTTTCCATGTAATTCTGAACTGCATTGCAGAGGGCAAAGCGCCGTCCAAGCAGCTGATCGCAATAGTCGTCAGGATGATAGGTGTCAGGCGCCATGCTTGGAGGCCGCCAGCCGAGCACCATGTAGGCGTTATCCGATCCGCTGGCTGTCCAGCCGATGGCCGCCATGAATGCGGCTTCATCCGCGCTGAGATAGTTGCCGCCGGGGATGCCGGGCGCATTCAGGTCGAGAATGCGATCGACCCCGTAGGACGCGACGAGAGCCGCCGTGTTCGCGTGACCTGTGTTCTGGGTCAATGGCGTGACGCCAGGAACCGACATCAACGCAGGCATGAAGAGGCTCTTGATGACAGTCGCCGGATTCTCCCCGCGCGCCGTCGCTTGGGCATCACGCGCCGCGAAGAACGCAGCCGCGCCCTGCAACACTGTCATCGACGGGTTTGACGGATTGATGGATCCTTCCAGCGCCACAAAATCGTCACGCATCATGAACGCCTGTTCGCTGATCAGCTTCGAGCCAGGCGGCACCGGCACGACATCGCCAGCCTCAAGCCGGGTCAGTACCAGAGTGCCGACATTCGGCCACAGGTTCGCATGGAAGGATGTCGCGCTCACCAGTACCTTGACGCCCCGGAGGTAGAAGATCCGCGAAAACTCAGGGTTCGCGCCATAGAACGCGGTGATCGGGTCGCCGCTCCATGAGGATACCGTGACCGAACCACTGGCGGGCATCGTGTCGCTTGGAAGGGAGACCGTAGTCGGAGGCAGCCCGGCATGTGACAGCATCGCCCGCAAGCCCGACCCTGGGATTGCGAGGTTGCGAAGCCGTGCGCGGTCACCAATGCGCCCGAAATCGCCGAGGAAGCGCTTGGCCGTGGTGACGGGAGTCGGTCCAGTAAGGTCGGTCTGGTGAAACACGCTGTCGGCAAGGATCGTAAAACGCCGGATCAGCGGGCCCGCGTCGCTCTCCGCCATGGCGACTGCCCCTATCCGCGATTCCACGACAGCTGGCACCTCGGTAAGAACGGGCAGATTGGCGCTCGCCCAAGCAGTGAAGTCAGACAAAACGAGGGTGATTGCGCTCGTGTTATTGAAGGTGAGACGGAAGCCGTAGCAAGTGTTGGCCGCGCCAGCCGGTTGATCGACCGTATCGGACCACCGATACATGCCATTCCCGACCTGGATAGGGTAGACCTGCGCGTGTCCCGCCAGCGGCCCGCTTCCGCCAGCGGCGTCATATACGAGGGTTCCGGTTTGCGCCACGTTACCCGGGGGAAAGCTTGCCGCATAACCTATGGTGCAGGCAGAACCGTTTGCTAGACGGCTGCCTATGAAAAATAGCGTCATCGCGCCCGATGCACCAGAAGGGATTGTCAGCACGCCATTGGCCAAGGTTGGCGTGCCGACGACGCCCGTCAGGGCGTTGTACTGAAAAGGAATTGCTGTGGCGCGGTTCTGGAGCGCTACAGCCCTCCCTTGCGAGACGAGGAAGTTCGGATCGACCACCGGCCGCGCCGCCGCCACGACGCCGCCGCCGATATCCCTAACCGTCGCGGTGCCGGCGCTGTTGGCGACGATATCGAGGCTGAGACAGGCTGGATCAAGGACGATCGACTTCATGAAGTCGCCGCTCGCGCCAACGAGTTGGATGTTCGAACCGATCTGGCCGCCGGTACTATTTACGCCTAGATATTGGCGGAGATAGACTGAAGACAGCGCCGCACCCGAGACATATTCGCACCAGAACTGAATGCCCGTGCCCGCATCTCGCGCCGCCGCCCATTCGCGTGGCAGCGTGCCCGCGCCCCAAACGCCGAACGTCGTGAAGGTAGCGGTACCGTTCCCGTTGCGCGTGGCATTCGACAGGCGGTCCAGCTGCAGGAAGGCCGAGAGCGCGTTGTTTTTAATCGGGAGCGCCGCGGAGATGCTGGCCGCCGCGGTGGGCGCGGCAATGATCGCCGCTATGTTGGTCGAGCAGGTGTTGACCGCGGCGATGTTCGTGGCGACGATATTGACTGCGGCGATGTTCGTGGCGACCGCGTTGATGTTCGTCAGCGCCCCCGTAACGGAGGTCACATTCGCCGAAATGCCGGCCACGGTGGTCACATTGGCGGCGATACTGGCGACGATGCTGACGTTGGCCGAGATGCCGGAAACCGTCGTCACCGCCCCACTGATGCCCGCAACGGTCGTGATATTCGCGGCGATCGGCGCCAGCGTCGAAATGCTGCCCGAGACGCCTGCAACCGTGGTCACGTTTGCGGCGATCCCAGCTACGGCGGTGACATTGCCCGTAATCCCCGACACGGTCGAAACCGCTGCCGCGACGCCCGAGACCGTCGAGACCGCCGCATGAATGCCGGCGACGGTGTTGACGTTGGCGATCGACCCCGCGACCAGGCCGATATTCGTCAGCGCCCCTGCCACGCTCGGAATGTCGCTTCCGGCAATCAGGCTGTCGCCCACCGCCACGATCGAGGAGACATCCGACAGCGGAATCTCCGGGCCCTCCGCGTCCTCGCCGCGCGGCACTTTCAGCGCGCGCGTGCCGAGATCATGGTTCACCAGCTCGCGGATCGCCGCGCGGCGGTTGATCGTGTTGACTGTCGAGAGGTTGTAGGCGCCCTGATCGGCGAAGTCGCTCGCCTGGAGGTAGTCCGGCTCGGAGACGAGCAGGATCACCGCCGCATTGGCCGGCGCCGCGGTGAAGGTCACCGTGCCGGAGACGTTGCCGAAGGTGACACTATAATCGGCGGGGTAGGCCTTGCGGACCCCGTCGACATAGACGCCGATGTCCGTCGCGGCGACGATCGAGAAATTGAAGGCGAAATCGGTTTTCGAGCCGGTGCCCAGCTGGGGTTCGCTCGAAACGTTCGGACTGATTGCGGCCACGCGGCACCTCCTGTGATGAAGGTGGGATACGCGGCGGCGGGAAAGGTTTGAATCGATCGACCCATAAGGTCAGCGGCTTCGGTACTTCCGATTCCCTATTTCGTCATCCCGCAGGAGGTCGCGCGAAAACCTGACAGCGCAACGGCGCCGGAAAGCTCAGCAGGATCGATCTCTCGTAGCTAGCTAGTTCTTGGCCGTAACGGGCTGCACCTTTGTTTTTCCCAAGAGTCTGTCCATATTTTCTTGTACATTTTCTGTACGTCGGTTTCGTCATTCAGTTTTTGGATAATCGAGTTCATGTCGGCGCAGTATTTGCCGCCGTTATTCTCGAACAGGACCAAGAGTTCGTTTTGAGATTCCGGGAATCCCAATTCATTTGCTTTTATGAAAAGAGCCGCTGCCCTATCTGCATCATCCAAATCGTTTGCGCTGTATAATACACCCATGTGTATCACATGGGCATCTTTTTCCGTTGCTCCGTTGCGTATGAGATTCTCCGCGATCGCGACACATTCTGCGGCGATTTCTTCACTCGTTTTCGGGGATTCAAGGCCTGAAACGCACGAATTTGCGGAAATTGGGCGAGGCTGTCGTTGAAAAGAGACGGAAATAACCAATGCCATGATGACGGCCGATGCCGCTCCAAACAATATGCGGGCAAGAAACCTGCTGGTCATCAGAACTTCCTATTCTTGGGCGGTAGCGGGATTTTAGCTCTAGGGGGCGAGGGCGTCTTCGAATCAACGCGAAACCACTTCCTCGTGTGGTGAAGGGTAAATGCACGAGTCACCGTTACCTGTTTTGTTCGATCGGACTCGGTCTAGCCGGCCTCTGTACGGCAGCCAAAAATCTCATTTGGGCACGCTCCGACTCCAATTGGGGCCCAGCGCCTTGCGCCGGGCTTCTTCGGAAAACGGGCAGTCACCACTCATGATGAAGTCGGACATTTCATATTTTCTGATCCGCTCATTGTCGGTATTGGCCTTGTACGAGTCCAAAGCGTCGCTGATCCGTTTGCAATTCGGTTGGCCGGGAACGCTGGAGATGAGACTGATCAGCGCAAGATTCGCCTCGTTATCCCCGAGCCTGATGGCGGTTTCCCAATGGCGCCTGGCCGCTGCAAAATCGCCTGAGATTTCGCTGTGCAAGGCCATGTACCGGTAAGCCCTGGCGTCGTGTTTCAGCGCCCCCTCCCTGGCGAGTGTTTCACAGCCCCCAAATCCCCCTCCGGTGTCGCCCTGGATTGTCCAACCCTCCGCGGCCCGTAAGCATTCTTCGATGGTGGTCTTCCTATCTGAATAGAGCCAGCCACCGATGATGATGCCGCACGCCAATGCAAAGCTGATGGAGGCCAGCAAGATTCGTGCGATAGACCCTTTTATCAACGCTACCCTCCCTTGCGCACTCAATGTGGAATGAGGCTTCAATTCACGAGGAGTCGGTTTGAGCGATGTTCGCTGTTCGTTCCGGATATGTCAAGATGAGCCGTTGCTTGTGTCGAAGGCTTGCGAGCGAGTGAGCGGCCTTTTCGTCTCGTTCAATGACCGGAGGATCTCGTTGCGGCGTCGCGTTGTTGGTGAGTGTCCAGCAGTCCGGACCCTTCGGTGGATTCGTCATGAGTCAGGCTAGTTCTCCATTGCTCTTTATCGTAATAGAAACCTTGCTTCTGGCATCACGCCGCGTCACACTGCAGCAAATAAAGGAGAAGGCAACCCTAGAATCCCCAGCCTTCTCGCAATAGCGTGAGGGCGCTCTTTTTTTGAAACTGAACCCGAACATCAGTTTTGGTGGCAGTTCTAGAAAATTTCCATTCCCATTCCGATGATACGGGATTGTAGGTTAGACCAAGAAGCTTTGACGGGATCTCTTTGCCATTATAGAATTTGGCGTATCCGGACTTATCACCTACTCCATACCCTAATGAATAGACCGTAAGGTCGTATTTCTTGTGCGTTTCATTCGGCACCGTGACAAACGCCCTTGCAGCGTAGACGATCCCCCCAGTCAGCCTCGACAATTTCCGAGCCACATCACCGTTTGCGGCGAAGCAACTGGAGAGGATAATGGTTGTCCCCTTCTTGTAACTTTTGCCAAGCCGAGCCAGTATGTTTTGCGCGCTCAGGGCAGGTTGCCCTTCGCCGCGTGAAGCGTCAGCGATTTGCCCGCTCGGCGATCCGTGCGAAAATATTACGACGGTATCCGCCGGGCTGCCCATTTTCTTTAGGGCGGCGATTGCTGGTCTGTCCTTGGCGTCGCTGAGAAGATTTATGCTTATCCCTTCTGCTCCGGGTGCGGGCTCCGGCCGCTTGCGGCTGTCCGGTGTGAGATTCGCATTGATGCTCCCAATGTCCATTTCGGACGGAAGCAGCGTTTCGGACTCGCGGGCGGGTTGCCCACTAGATGGCAACGCGGTCTTCTGATCTGGTACGAAGGAGGCTTCCCGAACAAGCGGCGTAAAGCCCGTTTCGCTGGTTGATGGCCCGCTCAGCAGCTTGGAGAATCGGCCCAGCGAGAACGCAGCGACGGCGGGACTTTCCTCGCCAAAGCCCTGCTGAATCCGCGCCAGCTTGCTATATTCCTCTGGCGTCACCTTGCCTCGTATCAGTCGCAGGTCCTCCTTCGCGAACGTGGCCGGGTTCTCCGACGCCATAATATTCATTATCAGCGCGGCCTCGCCGCCCGCCGAGATCGAGGTCGGATCGAGATTGGCCTGCGCCAGGCTCCTCAGCGCCTGATCGGCTTCCTCGTCGAGATCGCGGCGCACGGCCGCGGGGATCTGCGTGATCGACGTGAAGCCTGACCCGAACTGCTCGGCAGTGGCGAACCCGTTGTCCCGGGCTGCGTCCTCCGCCTGTTTGCGCGAACGCTCCTGCATCGCGCTGCGCTCCGCCAGGTCGTCCAGCGCGTAACGCTTGCGCGCTTCGTTCCACGGCTCCGCTTCGATCGCCTGCTGAGCGGCGGCGCGAGCCTCGGGGCTGAGGGGAGCAAGGGGCTGTCCCGGCTCCCGTGGCGGCAGAAAGCGATCGACATCGCTCGCCGCCTGCGTGCGGGCCAGGGGCTCGAACAGTCCCTTCTCAACCGCAAACTGGTCGTCCGGCGTCATGCTTTCCCGCACCGTCCCGTACCGGATGGCTGTGGCCATCGGGTCCTTTTCGGTCATTTCCTCCAGGACCCGGCGGTTGATGCCCGATCGATAGGCCCTGATGGCGCCGTCGATGGTTGCCGGGTCGTCGCCTCGCAACGCGCCCTGGGTCGCGATCGAGCCCGCGCCGGTCTCGACATGCCGGTCGAACATGTCGCGATCATCGGCATGCCGCACCGCGTCGTCCGCAGCATTCTGCTGGGCGAGAAGGCTCTGGCGGTCCTGTTCGACCGCGCTCTGCGCAGCGCCAAAAGCCTGCAGCCCCGCGACTTCCATCGGCAGGCGTGCACCGACCGACCCTTCATAGACCGGATGCAGTTCGGCCGGCAGCATGCCCAGGCCACGCTTGTACTCGGCATTGAGTGCCTCGATCGCCGGTTCGACCTTCAGGACGGCGCCGAAGCCCTTCTGCCCCTCCAGCTCCTTCCAGACGCCGCGGCACACATCGGAGAATTGATTCCAGCCGATCTTGCAGATGGCGTCGTCGCGGATTTCCTCCGGGGACGGGGGCAGCATCGCCGCGTGCAGTGCCTCGTGGCTGGTCGCGTCGATCGCCTGCGCCGCGGCGTCCTGCGCGACCGGCTGCCGGGGAGCACCGGCCGCTAATTTTCGCGCCCTGGCCATGGTCTCGGCGCTTTCCGCGCCGGCGACGCCAAGCGTTCGCATCCCGGCGCCAAGCGCCTGCAGGCCCGTGCCGGAATAATCGCCAGGCTGAAGCCTCGAGTCGGTCAGGCCGGCAATGCCGACCCGGTTCTGCTCTGTGGGGACCGTCGGCATCTCAGGCCGCCGATCGCGTGTTGGGGGACATGGCCATGGGCTCCTCCTTGGTTTGAAGGAAGGCTTAAGGCGGCAAGAGCATATCTTGAATCGACCGCGACCGGCCGGAGATAGATCCAGAATGCGACCTATAATTGCGTTTGTCTGTGCGTCGTTGAAAGCTGTGACATAGTAAGCCTTCCGAATCGGAGGCGAAACGTTCGGGCGGGAACGGGTTTCCTCGATGCCTTCAAGGCGGGGGCGGTGGGCGAAGATAGGGAGCGGCCGGATGCGACAAACGACTTTGTCCATGGCGCTGGAGGTCAAGCCGGAGAGCCACGACAAGCTGTCCGCGCTGATCGACCGGCTGCACGACAGCGGCTCGACCGGCAGCGCTGCCGCTGCCGGCGACTATGCAGGGTTCATGGCCGGCGTGCCTTCGGTGCATTTCCTGTCGATGAGCGTCTTCCCTGGCGAAGACTATGATCCGCTGTTCGTGCTGGAGGCCAATTTCGACGGCAGGCCGAGCGTGTTCTGGGGTCAGCTCGAGGCAGCGATCGGGGGCGATCTGCGGGCCATGCTGCGCTGCTGCAAGCGCCCGCTCGATCCGTGCGGGCCGCTCTACGACGCGGTAACCGCGCCTGATTCCCGCGCGCCGGTCGCCCCCTATTTCGAGGCGCGCTCGCTCGAGCCAAGCGTCTACCACCACGGCAACCGCGGCATGACGCGCGACCGCATCCTGAGCGAGGGCGAGTTGTTCCGCGCGACCCGTACCGAGATCGCGACCGCCAACGGCGCAGGTCCGAGCCCCTATCGCGGCGAGGTGACCCCGTCCGATATCCATCGCCATCTCCGCGCGGCGCTGCTGCCGGCCTTTCCCTGGCTCGCCGAACGCGCGCCGGCTCGCGTCCCGTTCCTCACGCGCTGCGGCGATTATCTGAAGGTCGCGGTCTTCGCCGTGCTCGTCTTCCTCGCGCTCGCGCTGCCGGGGCTGATCCTCGCGCCGATGATGCCGGACAGCCGCTTCTACCTGCTGCTCGCCTTCGGCATCCTCTATTGCGGCATCCGCCTGTACCTGATCCGCGAGCCGCTGCCGGGCACCGACACGGCGGGCAAGTTCAACCTGATCAGCGCGCTGTTTAAACCGCAGACCCTCATCCTGATCCTGGTGGGCGGTGGCCTTTACGCCGTGCTCGCTCCGCTGATCACTATCGCCATCTCACTGATGACGGGCCTGCCGCTGGCGCTGGCAAAGGAGCATGCGCCGCGCATCACCTTGTTCGGCGTGCTCAGCGTGCCCTTCTCGGTGCTGCTCATCCTGTGCTGGCTTCGCTACCTCGAACGGCGCGATGCCTCGCAGGATGCGCCGCCGATCGACGAGGAGACGGTGCGCCAGATGGCCCAGCGCGAGGACTGGATCCCGCAGAACCATATGGGCTCGGTCGTGCTGATCAAGCCGGGCGTGTTGCGCACGCTCATCGTTCATGTCGGTCATCACGGCCTCGGCCTGGTGCTTCGCGCGATGCCGAACAGCGGGGTGCGCGGCTATCTCGGCAGCATGCGCACGGTGCATTTCGCGCATTGGGCGTTCGTCAACAATGGCAGCCGGCTGATGTTCTTCAGCAATTTCGATCAGAGCTGGGAAAGCTATCTCGATGATTTCATCGAAAAGGCACATGTCGGCCTGACGTTGGCCTGGGGCTGCGGCGTGGGTTTCCCGCCGACCCGCTTCCTCATCCAGGACGGCGCCAGCCATGGTCGCAAGTTCAAGGCCTGGGCGCGGCATTCCATGGCGGTCAGCCGCTTCTGGTACAGCGCCTATAGCGACCTCACCGTCGACCAGGTCGAACGCAACAACCGCATCGCCAACGGCCTGCGCAAGCCGTCGCTCAGCACGAAGGAGGCGTCCGCGTGGATCAACGACCTGTGAGCGGGACGCCGCGGAAGAAGCCGCCGAGCTGGCAGCTCAAGGCGCCGCATTGCACGCTGACCCAGGGCCTGGTCGTCAGCGGCTTCGCCTCGCTGCCGACGGGGCGGGCGCTGTTCCTTGAATTCACCTGGAAGGGCAAGGGCGGTGGCGGCTGGCTCAAGACGGTGCAGGAGCTCGCGCCGGTCACCGATGCCGATGGCCGTGACGCGCGGGCGACGGCGATCGCCTTTGCCTATGCCGGGCTGGAGAAGATGAACCTGCCGAAATCGGCGCTCGAATCTTTCGCGGCGCCGTTCCGGGAGGGCATGTTCCAGGAGGATCGGCTCCGCCGGCTGGGCGATCGACGCAAGGGCGAATGGCTCGGCACCGTGATCGAGGGCGGCCCGAAATGGAGCTCGAACGCGCGGCAGCGCGCCGCCCTCACGACGGTCGAGGAGGCGCAGTCCACCGCCAAGACCTCGACCGGTCACCGCGAGGAACAGATCGTCACGCCGATCACCGTCCACGCCCTGCTGCTGCTCTACGACAAGGACGAGGACAGCGCCGAGGCTTGGGCCGAGCAGGTCGAAGCGGCGTTGAAGCCACATGACGTGCAGGTTGTCCACCGCCTGCCGCTCGATCTGCGCCCGGACGAGAAGGGCGTCGCGCGCGAACATTTCGGGTTCGCGGACGGCATCTCGCAACCCGTGCCGTTCGACGATGACGCGGTCGTGCTCAGTACCGGCGCACCCGCAGTGCGCGATTACTGGAACGGCGTCCCGCTCGGCGAGATCCTGTTCGGCTACACCAACGGTCACCACGAAAAGGCGCCTGGCCCAGTCGTGCCCGACGATGCCAATGGCCAGGCCGCCGGCCTGGAGGCGCACCCCTTGGCGGAAGGATTCCTCGATTTCGGGATTCACGGCAGCTATATGGTCGTGCGCGAATTGAAGCAGGACGTCGTCGCCTTCTGGCAATCGATGCGCGACAATGCCGCACACATCCGCGCGCGCGATCCCGCCGGCTCGGCACATGTCACCACCACCTGGCTCGCCGAGCGCGTGGTCGGCCGCAATACCAAGGGCGACCTGCTCTGCCCCGCCGGTTATCTGCCGCCCGATGCCTATGACATGCCGGAGAATGATTTCGGCTTTTTCGACCGCGACCTGCACGGCGTGGGCTGCCCTGCGGGATCGCATGTCCGCCGTTCCAACCCGCGCGACGGCCTCGCGCCGACGCCGGATCAGAAACAGACCCTGCTCGATGCGGCGAACAATCACCGCATCCTGCGCCGCGGTCGCAAATATGGCTCGACGATCAGCGTGCCGCCCAGGGAGGACGGGGTCGATCGCGGCCTGCTGTTCATCTGTCTCAACACCGACATCGCCCGCCAGTTCGAATTCGTTCAGCAGACCTGGCTGCTCAACCCGAACTTCGCGACGCTCTATGATGAGACCGATCCGCTGGTCGGCCCCAAGGGCAAGATGACGATCCGCGAAAAGCCGTTACGCCGGATCGTCGACGTCGAAACCTTCATCCGAATGGCGGGCGGGGATTATTTCTTCCTGCCGAGCATGCCGGCCCTCCAATATCTGGCGCTGCTATGAGCATCCTCTCCTCCACCGAGGTCTTGCGGCCTGGACCCAAGGGCCTCAAGCGCTGGCTCATGACGAAGGCGATGGCGGCCATGCCGTTCGTCTTCAAATTGCTGCGCTGGCTGAAACCGATCCCGCATTTCGGCAAGACCTACGCGGTAACCCGCTATGACGATGTGCGCGAAGTGTTCGCTACCGATCCGGCGTTTGGGGTGACGTACAAGGACAAGCTCGACGTCATCATGGGCGGCGAGCCCTTCTTCCTCGGCATGGCCAACACGCCGCAATATCAGGCGGACACTGCCGCGATGCGCAAGGTGGTGCGCCGCGAGGATCTTGTTCACCTCGCAGCCGATGTCGAGGCGCGGGCCGAGGCGATCGTGGCGGGTGCCGGCGGCAGGATCGAAGTGGTCGACACGCTGGTCAGGCGCGTCACCTTCGATTTCCTCGCCGATTATCTCGGCGTGCCCGAACCGCCCGGCGGCGACCTGCGCGTCTGGGGAACGCGACTATTCGAATATCAGTTCGTGGCGAGCGACGCGCCGCTGGTCGCAGAGGTCGAGGTGATCGCGCCAGCGCTCCGCGCGCATATCCAGAAGCAGATCGAGCAGCGTCGTACCAAGCCCGGCACCGATGACGTGCTCGGCCGCTGCCTGACGCTGCAAAAAGCGGGAGAGCCAGGTTACAGCGACGCCCAGATCCGCACCGCGCTGATGGGCTTCATCGTCGGCGGGCCGCCCCAGCCGCCGATGGTCGTGCCGCAGGCGATGGAGCAATTGCTGCGCCGGCCCGATGCGCTTAGCGGTGCCCAGGCGGCCGCGCTCGCTGGCGACGATGCGCTGCTGGCCGGCTATGTGCGCGAGGCGATGCGCTTCGATCCGCTCGCGCCTGGCTTGCCGCGGATCACGCTGCAGGACTGGACGATCGCGAAAGGCACCAAGCACCAGAAGCTCGTCCCCGCCGGCTCGACCGTACTCGCCGCCTTCGCCTCGGGGATGCGCGACGGGCGCCGCGTGCCCGATCCGGAGCGGTTCAACCCACGCCGCCTGCCGCACGAATATATTCACTTCGGCTATGACCTGCACCAGTGCTTCGGCATCCACATCAACAACGCGACCTTGCACTTGATGCTGAAGCCGCTGCTGAAGCGCCAGAATCTGCGCCGCGCGCCCGGTGCGGCGGGCAAGCTGCGCAAGAGCGGTGCCTTTGCCGAATCGCTGACGGTCGAGTTCGACTGAAGCTGCGTGATTCCGCGGGCCGGGCTCGCTAACAACGCCTATGGCTTCTCTTGAGACGATCGTCGCCGATATCGCGGCCGAGATGGCGGATGCGCCCGACCGCGGCGTTGTGGCCGATTATATCCCGGGGCTTGCCGAGATCGATCCGGGCAAGTTCGGCATCGCCGTGATCGAGGCGGACGGCACCTGCCACAAAGCGGGCGATGCTGATGAACCCTTCTCGATCCAGAGCATCTCCAAGGTGTTTAGCCTGACCCTCGCTTTGGGCGCAATCGGCGACCGGCTATGGGACAGGGTCGGGCGCGAGCCATCAGGCAGCGCGTTCAACTCGATCGTCCAGCTCGAAACCGAATCTGGTATCCCGCGCAACCCGTTCATCAATGCCGGTGCGATCGTCGTCGCCGACATGATCCTGGGTGCGCACGAGCCGATCGAGGCGATCGGCGAAATATTGCGTTTCGTGCGGTCGCTGGCGGACGATGACAGCATCTTCATCGACGAACGCATCGCCCGGGCGGAGCAGGAGACCGGATTCCGCAACATCGCGCTGGCCAATTACATGCGCGCCTTCGGCAATGTCCGACAGCCGGTCGAACGGACGCTCGGGGTGTATTTCCACCAATGCGCGCTGGCGATGAGCTGCTGCCAGCTTGCCCGCGCTGGCGGCTATCTGATGGCCGGCGGCATCAACCCGGCGACCGGTCATTCGATCGTCTCGCCCCAGCGCGCACGCCGCATCAACGCGCTGATGATGACCTGCGGCCATTATGACGGCTCGGGTGAGTTCGCCTACCGCGTCGGCCTGCCGGGCAAGTCCGGCGTTGGCGGCGGCATCCTGGCGATCGCGCCGGGCAAGGCGTCGATCGCCGTATGGTCGCCGGGCCTCAATCCGCGCGGAACCTCGCAGCTAGGCGCGCTGGCACTGGAGCGTTTGGTGCAACGCACTGGATGGTCAGTATTCGAACCATCGGCTTTGTAGGACGCTATCCTGTTTCAATCCGGTCCCTCCCACAAAAGGCCGCTACGCTTGCCGCTTGGTGCCGGAGTGCTGCCAGTAGTTTTCCCGGTAGATGGCTTCTTCATTCCCATCGCCTGCGATGCTCCCCCTAGCGCCGTCGATAGGCCGTCGAAGACTCCCTTCATCAAAGCGCCGCTCGCCTTGGCACGGTTCGCGGAAGCCTCGGATTTGTAGTTGAAGGCATTGATATCGAAGCCGCGGGTGCGCTCATTGCCGCCCTTGTAGATCTGGGCGACATCCTCGGCGCCGATCATTGCGGTGTCCTTCTGGATATCGACCGGCGATCCAAAATTCAGGTCGACGCCGTTCGCAGCCATCGCCGCGAGCTGGGCGCCCTTGGTCTGAGCGATCTGCCGGGAGCGTTGTCGTGCTTCGAGGTTCGTATTCTCGACCGAATCCCGTGCCTGGTCATTGGCCAGCCTCGCATTCTGGTCGGCGATCTGGGCCTGATAGCGATATTGCTGGGCCTGGCCGATACCGGAGGTGACGGCGCCAGCGGTCGAGACGGCAGTCGCGGCGATGCCGAGCGTGACGGGATCACACATCGGCGCGCTCCTGTTTAAAGGGGATAAAGCGGGTGCCGGCGATCATGATCACCTCCTTTCCGATGGTGAAGCCGATCCGCTTCAGGAAGCGGACGGCGCGGTGATTGTCCTCGGCTACTAGGTTCTCCAGCACCGAAGTTGAATCGAGCATCGTCGATAATATGCGCGGCCCCCAGCGCAGCATCGTTCGCGGATGCCGGTAGATCGCGTCGCTGCCGAGCATCCAGGGCGATCCCTCGCCGCATAGCGCATTGGTCACCACGAGGCCGAACATCGCCTCAGGCCGCCCGTCCACCGTCGCGGTCAGGCACAGCGAAGAGGACAGCAGCCCCGCGCGCAACGCCTGTCGCGGCGTGTGCCCCATCGCCGCACACTCGATCACATCGGCCTCGCGCATCCGCGATGCGATCGGGCCGACATGGACGGGCGTGGCACCGATCAGCGCGATCCGCTTATTCGGAGACGGAAGGGTCAAGATAGATTGCGCTCACGGTCATCGGCAGCGGATCGTCGGATCGCACCACCATGCGCGCGCCGCCATTGATGGCGGCGCGCAGATAGGTTTCGTACAGGCCGGTCATCAGCGCGGGCGGCTGGCCGGGAAGTTCGTTGATGCGCGATCGCAGCGGCTCGACCTTTGCATCGGTCGGCCCCGCTTTCACCCCGCGGCTGTCGATCAGGCGGATGACGGCCTTGGCCTGGGTCTGCGGCTTGGCGATCGTCCAGCCGGCCTGGCCCTGATAGGCCAGCGGTAGCGTCTCGATCACGGCCGTGTAGGGCAATCCGATCGTCACCGTCATGGCGGCGGTCGGCAGCTCGACAACGCCATCAGTCACGACGAGGCCAGTGATCACGCCGCCATCCGCCAATGCGGAGACGGTCATGCCCTCAAGGTGACCGAGATTGCGCAGCACCGTCTGCGGCTCCTCAAACTGATGGGTCACCGCACTGTCGAGGAAGCAACTATTCTCGACCGCGTCCCATCGCGTGGCCGCCATGCGCTCAATCAACAGCCTCTCGCCACGGCGAACCGTCAGGTAAAGCCGGTCCTCCGCCCCTTCCGACACCACGCACACGCTCTCGACGATCCCGGCCGTCTCGCACAGCGTCCAGCCCCAGACCTGCTGCTCCTGCTCCCAGGTGAAGCACAGAAGCTTGCCGTCGCCCCGGACCGCCCAGATCACTGATCGCGGCTCCTGCGCATAGGCCCAGGCCTTGATGTCGAAGCCCCGGAACAGGTGCGGGGAGAAGATCGTGACGTCATTCGAATTGATGCTGTCGGTCGAGAATTCATAACCAAGCGTCCGTACGCTGTTCCCGACGCTGGTCTGGTAGAAAACGACGCTGTCGATCACCAGCGGCGAGAGCCGCGACGAACCGCGCCCGTTCTGGCGGCGCGTGACGAAATCCGTCGCGGTCAGATAGCCCGTCTGCCCGCCCTCGATCTTGAAGATCGAATCGGAGGTGAGCGCCAGGAGGCTGGTCGTGGAGACCAGCTGGTTGACGGCATTCACCCGGCCCGAGACCAGCGCGAAGGACAGCGCGTCGCTTGCCTTCAGGGGACGCGAGATATCCATGTTCTCGAAGCTGCCCGAGCGGGAGCCCCATATCGCATTCGGGCGGTTGTTGGTCCGCCCCCAAAGCAGCCGCTGCTCGAAGAAGGTGACGGTCGAAGGGTAATCATCGCTGCCGGGGAAAGGGTTGTTCCCGACTGGCGGGCCGTCCGAATAATCCGGGCCGATATTGTCGTCCGTGAAACTCGCGGACGTCGTTACGCCGATATAGCCATATTCCTGCGTATTGTCGGCCTTGTAGACCCGGTAGCGGCTGGCGCCGGCCACCGCCGACCAGCCGAGGAAGTTGTAGTTTTTCTTCAGCGTCAGGTCGTTGCTCACGGTCTGGGCCGTTGACGCCCGACTCTCCTGGCCCGAAATGTCGTCGATCGCCGTCACGACATAGCTCGCGTTCTGCGGAAAATGGGAGTCGCCGCTGGTGACCGAATTGCCGACGACCGGCGTGACCCCAAGGCCCGTGGGTGCGGCCAATGTCGGCGTGAAATCGATCGACGAGAAGGTCCAGTCGGTGTGCCCGGCCCGCACCAGCTTGGTTGGCGCATGGTTCAGATGCGCGAAATACATCGTGTCCGCCGACTGCTCGACGTCGACCTCCTGGAGTTCGGCACCGTTGAAGGGCGATCCGACGCGGTAGAGGCGGGCAACGCTCATAGCTCCGGCTCCGCGACCTTGTTGTGCGAAAGCACGCCGGCGGAAACATAGGTGCTGGCGTCATCCACCGTGATGCGCGCCACCCAGGCTTCACCATCCGGTTCACCGATCGTGTCCATGCGGACCCACGCACCGTTGATCCGGAAACGGTGATCACCCGTCGCGCGCGGATAACCGTCCGCCTTGAAGACACGGCGCCAGATCAGCGAGATGGCGGTGACCGGATAGTCGCCCCATTCCATCGTGTCGCGATGCTGAGTGTGGATCAGGATGCCGGGCTTGAGCAAGCGAGCCTCGCGCTCGATCCCGCCGGCCATAAGGACAGGCGTATCGTCCACGACACAGCCGCCACCGCCGCCGCCATAACCGCCGCCACCGGTATCGGGCGGAGGTGGAGGCGGCGGTGGGGGCGGGACAGGGGGAGGTGGCGGTGGAGGGGGAGGCGCCGCAACGCGCGTGATTCCGCCGGTGTCCGCGCTGAATACGGTGAAGCCTGTCGAATCGATATCGACCGTGAAGTGCGCGCTATCCCCCACTGCGGTCACGCGGCCGATCATGCCATTGAGTTCGGTCGTTCCCTCGACGCCCTGGAAATAGACCTGATCGCCGACAACATATTCGTGATAGGCGGCCTGGATCGTCGTTGTGGTGCCGAGCGTGATGCTCTCGATCGTCAGCTTCTCTTCCAGCACCATGCCGCCGAGCGCAGCCGGACGCATATAGCCCTGGCCCATTTCGAGCGCGTAGGTCTGGGTGAGCGAGAACTGGAACGGCATCAGCCGGACGGGTGCGGAATCGTCAAAGACCTCGGCCACCAGCCTGGTGCCCGGCCGCTTGGTTACGCCACCATATTTGAGGATCATGACATTGCGCGCGCGCCTGAGACCCGTCGCATAGGCCGCGACATCGACGCGGGAGATCAGGTCCTCGGCGAGCTCACCTTTGGAGAAATTGGGTTGTCCGGTGCGCAGCGGCATCACTGCCCTCCGATCATGCAGCCGTTCCCGGCGCCGCGCACGGCGGCCACTTCGTCGGGCGTTTGCGCATCGCGATTGGGCTGGCGGTTGATGTCGTCGGCAATGGCGCGCTGGGCTGCCACCTCGGCCTGATGCAGCAATTGCCCCTTGGTCTCGCGACTGTCGCGCAGCGGCACGGCAAGCCGGGCGGCCAGTGCATAGGCCAGCGCATCGCTGAACAGGCCGGGCATCTCCGCCTCGGCAACGTCGCGCGTGGTATATTCCAGGATCGCGCCGCGCATCTGGCTGAACAACACGCCGTCCTCGATGATGAAGGGCTGGGCCAGCACCGGCACGGCGGGCAGGCTCGCCGCCCCGCCCGGCCAGCCGCCAACGGGTGGAACGAGCCGCTGCGCCGTCGCCATATTCGCCGGCAGGGCATAGGCATGCGCCCACTCGCTCGCTCGCGGATTCACGCTGAGTTCGGCGAGCGTCGCGACCTTGGTGGCGAAGCTCCAGTCGAAGCGTTCGAGCAGCAGCGTGAGGCAATGCGCGTAATAGCGCCGGCACTCGGCCGCCTCGGTGGTGGGCTCGTCGATATCGGCGATGGGCGGTGCGCGAAGCTCGCCAAGGGCGAGATTGCAGATGGTGATGCTGATGGCCATGCAGCGGGATTAGGCCAGCCGGACCGGAGTTTGAATCAACCGCCCCGACTCGGGAAAAATCCCTGCGTTTTGGTGCGTTGGCATGGCACAGGACAGTTGACGGAACGCCCGGAAAAATGCGGTAGTCGCGCTTCGAAAAAGGGGAGAGAATGCAGGACCGCGATCTTCTGGAAGGCGAGACGCGTGAGGTAGGCCGGCGTGTGCGCGAACAGATCGCGCGTCGCCGCATTTCGCGCCAGGCGCTTGCGGATATGGCGAAGATCAGCCTGTCGACCCTGGAAAAGGCGCTGTCGGGCGGGCGCCCCTTCACGCTCGCGACGACGATCCGGCTGGAGGAAGCGCTGGGTGTCACGCTCCGCCCCGTCGCGCCGCTGCCACCCGCCCCGTCCCATGATCTCGCGCCCGAAACCATGGGCGCCTATGCCCGTGCTGCGGTGCGCTGGATCGAGGGACGATATCTGACGCTCAGGCCCAGCTTCGGCAGCCCGGGCGACATCTTCGCTTATGTCACCACGATCCGCTGGATCGACGAGACAGGGCATCTCGGCTTTGCTGAATCGCAGCGTATGGATGCGCGGTTCGAACAGGCCGGGCATGTCTCGATGCCGAACCTGTCGGGCCATATCTATCTGGTCACCAATGTCGCCGGGCAGCACCGGATGGCGATCCTCGGCCGCCCGACGATCGAGGGCGCGCTGTACGGCGTGCTGACCACGCTCCAGGTCGGCACCGGCTCGCAGCTCGTGCCGGTAGCCTGCCCGATCGCGCTGGCCAAGCTCAGTGACGAGGATGACCCCGTCATTGGACGTATCGCACCGGTCGCCGCGGAGCATCGCGACTATCGCGAGCGGCTGGACGTCGCGACGCAAGGCGATTTCGTGCGCTTCTATCGATAGTCGATGGTGGTGGGAGGGTGTGGTTACGCTCCACTCCCCGAAGGACGGGTTTTACAGACCCGCCGCCGGAGCTACCGGCTTTACCCTCCCGGAAAACAGGACGGACGACGCGAGATCGCGACCGGGTCACAGGTTTTCCGAAGGAGTTGAAGCCGATGCTTCGCCAATTCAGATCGTCCCGCTTCCCGGGACGCACGACTACGCCCCGTCAGTTGACGCGGTAATATCGATAGCTGGCGCGGTTCTTGGCGTTCATGGTGCGGGGCGCCTGCCACAGCTTGTGGGGTGGGTCAATCAACGGTGTCGAAAGGGCTTGCATCCGTATCGCCCTTGGGGACGTATAGTCCGCATAAGATGGTCGCACCCGTCAGCCCGTGCCGCTTCGCGCCATGGGCAAAGAATGATAGGATCCAGGCGTCGCCCGATCGCGGGCGGCGATTGCGGGGCGAGACCATGGCTGTCCGGAACTGCATTCTACCGATCTGCATCGCTATGGCGTGTGCTCTTGGCACTGCCGCGCCGCTAGCCGCCCAGACCGATCTCACCGCCGAGCTCGACAAATTGTCGCGGGACTCGGTCCAGACCGGGCCGGGCATCGCGCTCGCGCGCCGGCAGATCGGCGAGGGCGATCTCATGGCTGCGGTCGCCACGCTCGAACGCGTGCTGATGTCCCATGCTGATGCGGACGCCGCCCTGCTGCTCCACGCAACCCTGCTCTGCCGCCTTGATGATCGCGACGGCGCCAAGGCGGAACTGGCAGCGCTCGACCGGCCGGTGCCGGGCCCGGCCTGGGCCGAGATGACGGCGGCCTGCGGCCCGATGCCGCGACCCGGAACGGGAGGTTGATGCCATGAATCGCTTCGTGCCCCGCAGCGCAACGGCGCGCATGCTCCTCGCCGCCACGGCGCTGACCCTTGCCGGCGGTTCGTTCGCCGCGGGCGCGCCGGAGGTGATCGGCATCAACGCCGCGGTCCTCAACAACGTCAGAATCCGTCCTGCCGGCACAGCGGTTGCGCGGACCGCGGTGGTGCGGCAGCGTGTGGCGCTCGCCGACGAGGTGCAGACCGGCGGCAAGAGCCAGCTCCAGGTGCTGCTGCTCGACAAGTCCACCTTCACCGTTGGCGCTAACGCGCGGCTGACGATCGATCGCTTCGTCTATGATCCCGCCCGCGGCGCGCGCTCGGTCGGCGCCTCGGTGGTCAAGGGCGCGTTCCGCTTCATGTCGGGCCGGCCCGATGCGAAAGGCAGTTCATCGATCCGCACGCCGGTCGCCACGATCGGCATCCGCGGTACGATCGTCGATGGCGTGGTCGGCGAGGATGCGGTGCGCATTGCCGCCGGGGAGCAGGGCGTCGGCCGCAATGTCCGCAGCGACCCCGCCACCGCCTCGCTGATCATCCTGCGCGGGCCGGGGCGCGGGGCGCAGGGCAGGGTGCAGCCGGGCATCATCGATGTAACCTCGGGCGGACGAACGGTCACGGTCGACCGTCCGATGCGCGCGGTGTATGTGCCGCGGCCCGGTGCTGCGCCGATCGGCCCCTTCATCATCTCGCCAGAAGGGTTGCGTGAGGTTCAGGCGCTGATCTTCCCCTCGCTGGCGCCGCGCTTCGGCTTGGCGCCGGAAATGGCCGGCCAGCCTTATTATCCGGTCGAGGAGCGCTCGCGTCCGCTGCCGCCCTTCGAGCCGGGGCGCGGGCCCGTCGGCTATCCGGGGGGATATCCAGGCGGTTACCCGAGCGGATCGACCCCGGGGTCGCAGGGGCCGGGCAGCTATATCCCGTCCTTGCCGCAAGGGGGTTTCGAGCGGACCCGTAGGCCGCAACCGCAGACTCAGTCGGGGCCGATGAGCGTGCAGGCGCCGACCCCGACGCCCACACCAGGAGCTGGCCCGAACAACGTACAGGCGCCAACGCCCACGCCGACGCCGACCTATACGCCGACACCCAGCCCGACTCCGACACCGGCACCCAGTCCCACCCCGACGCCGTCGCCCAATTATCCGCCCGGGCAGAATCCGAACAACCCGAACGGCCCCCCATGA